ACCAGGAGTTCCCGTTGTCTTGGCAAGATGCGTTTGTTGCTGGCGGTCGCCCGGTGTTTGAGCAAGACATTATTGGGAAGTGGGACAGGCAAGACCTGCCAGAGACTGCGCTGATGGGGTCTCACCTTTATATGAAAGGTAACAATATTGCGCTAAACCCCGTGGGGGCGGACTGGACTGTTTATGTTCCACCAAGAGACCACCATGAATATATTGTCGGCGTTGATTGCGCGTCTGGCGTAAAAGACGGGGACTACTCTCCAATTATTGTGTTTGACAGACACACCAGGGAGATTGTGGCTCAGATGTACGCAAAGATGCCGCCAGACGAAACAGCGGACCAGGCCGTGTTGGCCGCAAAGTGGTACAACTCGGCTTACCTGATTCCAGAGATAAACAACCACGGCTATGCCTGCGTCAAAAGAATACTAGAGCTGAACTACCCAATGCACAGAAGGCATCCAAACAGAGAGCTTTCTACGCAAACACCATGGAGTGAGGCATTTGGCTTTATGACTACACGGTCTACAAGGCAGATGATTATTGACACCCTGGCACAAGCTGTTCGTGAAAACTCAATTACAGTCTGGAGTAAAGAGCTAATAACAGAGATGCGTACATTTGTTTACAACCAGCGGGGCCGGGCTGATCACATGGGCGGGCGGCACTCAGATGCAATCATTGCAACATGCTTATGCCTCTATGCTGACGCCATTAGAACACCGCCAGAGCCACTGTTTTATGAAAAGCAAGAGGAGGAATACGATTCAGACCTTCAAAGGTGGCGCGCAGAGCGACGAGGCAAAAAGAAATCTTCCCCTCACCCAAGGCTAGGGTCGTTTGCATGATTGCTGTTTGGGTTGCGATATGTTGTCTTATCTTTCTATTTGGTTGGGTGTTGGGTTATCTTATGCGAGTGCAAGAGAGACTAGATAAGCTACTTGCACAAAAAGAAAAGCAAGCGAAGGCGCTTGAGCAGAAGTGGGCGGCGTTTGATTCCTCTGGTCACAGGGGCGACTTTGAGCGCGCACTAAGGAGAAGGTAAAAATGGATCCAGTAACAATTGCCGCAATCATTTCAGGCGTGGCTGGTATTACACAGTCAGCAATTGGCGCAGCCACGCAACCCGACCCGGTAGCTCCACCACCGCCACTTGAACCTCAAAGGCGACCAGCAACCGGCGGGTTTCAGCAATCAATATCTGGGCCACCGCAACTTCCGCCACCGCCGCAGCTAATGTCAATGCCGCAACTTCCGCCAGCGCCACAAAAGGCACCCGGCCCGGTTCCAGGCCTTTCTACGCTTGGCCAGGCCCCAGACCCTGTTGCTGCGCTTAGGTCTGTTCGCATGGGAGTGTAATTGTGGCTTATGACTTTCTGCCGTCTGACGAAGAGCGGGTTGAAAGAAGGCCGCAAGGGCTATTAGACCTTGCATTTGACCCCGAATTCCTGAGAAACCTATCTGCAACACAACAGCAGTACGGGGTGGTTTCGACGGCGAAGCCCCCGGCCCCCCCAGGGAGCTTTCGTCCTGACGTTGCAATAAATCGACTCAAGCGGTCGTCTGTCATCTCGCCAAGGCTGTTGGCTGCGTTGACTAAAAGAGGAGAAAGCTGATGCACGGCCAATCGCCCATTCGGCAACAGTACGCAGAAAAAGACCTGAAAAAAAAGACAAAGCAATATGTCCCCACAACAGAAGAGGTGGAGATTCAGTCTTACGTTGATTTGCAATATGACGCTGCCGAAACGTGCAAGAAAAGCCGTGTGTCTGACGCCTGGCTTGCGCTTGCAATGTATATGGGCAAGCAGTGGATAAAGTGGAACAACGTGTCTGGCCGGGTTGAAGAGATTGCTCGCGAAGACTGGCAGGTTCACTTGGTGCTAAATTATATCCGTCCGGTGATTCAGCAGTTGGTAGGTAAGACTACAGAGAATCGACCCACGGTAATCGTTATGCCTGCAACCGGAGACTCTGACGATAGAGACAAGGCACGGGCGTGTGAAAAGCTGATTAGCAATCACCTGTGGCGTCAACTAAAGATGCAGCTCAAAATCCAAGAATTCTCCCGGTTGATGTACCAAACAGGGCTGGGGATATTCAAGGTCTACTGGGACCCAGAAGCCGGGGACGATTACGAAATTGACCTGCCGCTTTCAGAAGAAGAGCAGAAGATTGTCGAAGAGTTTGAGCGGTATAACGTACCGCACGGCATTGAGCCGCAAACCCAGAAAGGCCGAACGGGCGCCCCGGTTGTTGATGTGTTGTCGGTTTTTGAGGTGGGCTGGGACCCGGGCGCAGCGTCTCTGGACGAGTCTCGGTGGGCCTATCACGTCAGCGCGATGCACATTGACGAAGTAAGAAAGCGGTGGAAGAAGGGCGCACATGTTAATCCCAACTCCTCGTTTGACTCTGACTTGCTTTCGCTTCGCGTCCTAAGGAGTGCAACGCATGAGCGTTATGACAGAAACACAGTGCTTACAGACAGGGTTCGAGTGGTTGAGTACTTTGAGAAGCCATCGCCTCGATATCCGAAGGGTCTTTACGCCGTGGTTGCCGGTGGCCTTGTGCTGGAATACGACAAGGAGCTACCGCTTGGCGAGCTACCGTTTGTTGCGGCACGCCACATGCCGGTGCACGGCAGGGTCGATGGGGACGGTGCAATTCAAGACCTTATTGCCCCCCAGGAAGAGATTAATAAGAGGGTTAGCCAGCGCATCGAGAACGCCAATCAGATGCTCAACCAAAAGTGGCTGGTGGTAAAAGGCTCTATCTCTGGTGACATGATTACTGATCAACCGGGCGAAATTATCGAATATGACGCTCAATACCCACCACCAAGGCCAATAGCACCACCGCCAATGCCATCCGACGTTGGAAGGCTTCAAGACGAAATGCTCTCACACATGAGAAACATTTCAGGCGTTAGTGAAATGCAGCAAGGGCAAATACCCGCAGGCATCAGCGGTCGAGCTATTGGAATGATGGCTGACGCCCAGGCAACGGTTCTTGGGCCAACCATTAGAGAGCTAGAGTCCGCACTTGAAGATGTTTGCTCTCGGTTACTCAAGTACTGGCGCAACTACATGCCCGTGCCCGTTACCGTGAAAACACTTGGCGCCGAAGCGGCCCCTGAGATTTTTACGTTCTATGCAACGGACATCCAGTCAACCGATGTGGTTATTCGGCCCAACAGCTTGCTGCCAAAGCAGCCGTCTTACCGAAGAGAGCAGGTCATGATGGCCTTCACCCAGGGCGTTTTTGGAGACCCATCAAGCCCAGAGTCTCAAATGAAAGTGCGAAAGATGATGGAATGGGGTGAGCTTGACGAGTTGTTTGGCGACAACAGTAAAGACCGAATCTACGCAAGAGAGATGCTGCGCCTGATTGGTGGTGGCGGAAAAGTCAACCCAGAGCCATGGGAAGACCATGTAACCATTATTGACGAATTCCACGATATGATGACCTCGGTGACGTACCGACTGATGGACGAAGGGGTCAAGGCCGAGATAAAGCGAAACTTTGCTTGGCATTATTACTATCAAAGCCAGCTTCAGCAGGGCATTCCGTGGTGGGAACTTCCGCCAAGCGAAGGAGAGCCGCCGTCACAGCAGCAGCAACAACAACAGCAGCAGCAGTGGTCCCCAGATGCGGTTGCCCCAGAACAAGTATTTGGCCCCACCCCGTCCCCAGAGCAGGCGGCACCCCAAGAAGGTTCGCCAGAAATGGGAATGGGTGACATGCAGGCGCTGCTTCAGCAGCTTGGCGCTGGCGGTGGCGGCATGCCAGGGGGCAATCTTCCTGAAATGAATGCTGGTGTACATGGGCCTGGCGTTGCTTCGGCAGAGCTTGGCGGGTTGTACGGAGAGTAGTTTTTTAGTACATTCTATTTGTTTGTTTGTTGCGACCAGTCTTTGGTTGCTTCATTGTTTGTCCCCGGCGTGACGCTCCCCTGTTGTTGCGCTGGGGTTTTTTTTGCCGCTTGCGGCATTGAATTAGTTTAGTTTATGCTACGGACAACCTTCAAATCGTTTAGTCCGCGATAAGGACTGGAGGGTAGTATGACAACATCGACAGATGATGCTGCAATGGGCGAAATGGGTCTTGACACCCAAGCGGACTCGCCATCCGTAGATTCTGGTGACAACGCAACGGCCACTGAGGGCGATACCTCGGGCGGGGAAACTGGAGATAAGTATGTTCCGTATTCTCGATTCAAAGAAGTTATTGATGAAAGGAATTCGGACAGGAAGGCGTTCGATGAGCTTCGGTCTAATCACGAGCAATTGTTGAGCTGGGTACACCAAGAGGCTGTTCCTAAGTTGAATAAGATTGATCAAATGGGCGAGCCAGCGAGCAGTGAAGAAGAGTATGTTGATCCGCTTGAAAAGAGGATTATGGCTCAAGAGGCAGAACTAAAGCAGCTTCGGGAAACTCAGGAGCAAGACCGGCAGTCGGCTTACAAAAAAGAGTTCAACAGAAAAGTTGATCTTGTTTGTAAGGAAAACCCGCTGGCATCGCCTGCTGAGATAATGGACGCTTTTTTAAAGAACCCGACCGACTCGTTTGATTTCAAGGCGGCGGCAAAGCGTTCACACGAAACAGCACTTCGTAAAGCAGATATGCTTTATAAAAAACGAGGTGAGGTTTCAAAGGCAAAGAAGCTGATACGTTCGACTCCTGCTTCGCTGGCCGCAGAGAAAAAGCCACAGGACATGAAAGATGCCCGAGAGCTTGCGCGAGCGTTCTTCCGAAACCAACAACAATAACTGCCGGGGTAAGCCTCGGCCATAATTGGAGGATTAAATGCCTACAACAACTAACGGTTCCGGCAGCACTGGTGACTTTTCTGCCGCACTAAAAGAGTTCTATGGTCCGGGGCTTATCGGCTCCTTAAACAAAGACATTGCATACTTTGATGCCCTATCAGAAGCGGGTGCCGAGGTAGAGCTTGGCGGTAAAGGTCTCGTTTGGCCTGTCCATACCAAGTGGTCTGGTGGTGTTGGTGCGATTGCTGAAGACGCAACCCTGCCCACCGCTGGAACGCAAAGCCGGAGCAAGGCAACTGCGACATCTAAAGAGATTTACGGTCGTATTGAATTGACCCGGAAGGTAATGGCGTCAAGCCGAACAAACAAAATGGCGTTTGTTGATGCGCTTGATTCAGAGATGGACGCACTTGAATCTGAGCTGAAAAAGCAACTCAACCGACAGCTTTTGGGCAATAACGCCGTTCCCGGCGGAAGCTCGGCAGCACCCAATACGGGCATTTTGACAAAGATCACAACGGGCGTTGCTAACGCAACCCAAACGGTTGATACAACGCACCAGCTCCATAGCGGCATGAAGCTTCGCATTGGTACTGCGGATCATATCCCTGCATTAGCGTCCGATGAAGATGCCGATGCTGCTGTAATCAAGAGCGTTGACTCGCGCACCCAGATTACGCTGGAAAGCTCAATCACCACCGCGACTGGCGACTTGGTTACAATTGGTGATGCAAACTTTACGTCATTCAAGCACGAGCTGTTTGGACTTGACCACCTCATTGAGAACGACGATGACGACTTGTTTGGGATTGACGTAGGGGCCACGGGTTCCGCCTGGAAGGCTCACGTTGATGACAACAACGATGTCAATCGCTCCTTGAGCCATGAGCGCATGGACGCAATGTTTGACAGCGTTTATGAGCGAGGCGGACAGCGACCAAACTTTGTGATTGGTCACAACAGCTTTGCGCGTGAAGTCAA